GAGCAGTACCTTCGCGATCATCCATTGTGCGTGTACTGCGCGCGCAAGGGCTTGGTCACGGCGGCCAACACCGTTGACCACATCGTGGCTCACCGAGGCGATACGGACCTGTTCTGGGACAAGGACAACTGGCAGCCGCTATGCGGACCCTGTCACTCCTCGGTCAAGCAGGCCGAAGAGGCGGCAGGGTTCTAACGACCCTGTACCAAGGAGCAACCATGCGAACCCAACCACACCCCGAAGGCGTTGAGATCAACCCGCACCGGCCGTGGGGACCACAAGACGTGCAGGGATACAGCGCGGAAGTGGTCAAGGCCATGAATCTGCTGGAGCCGCTTCTACAGGCCGGACTGCTGGCCCTGGTGCCTGACCAATGGAGCGGCGGCAAGTTGACCTTCCTCACCCCGTCGAGAGCTGCGAGGCAGGGATGGAGGCCGCCACAGGCTGACCAAAGGGGAGAGGCACGCGGCTGACGTGCTTCAAGTAGTATGAGGCACGCCAATGGCGTGCAACAAGGGTGGGGGGGGTGAAAATATCCGGTTTCGCCTGAAGCTAGACCGCCTCCGCCCGCATTCGCACATTTTTTCCGATCTCTAGGAATTTTGTTAATGGCGTTAACAGACAAACAGCGACGGTTTGTTGACGCGAAGGCCCGAGGAGCATCCAACAAAGCTGCCGCCGAAGCCGCTGGCTACGCGCCTTCCAGCTCTGCGGCCGCTGGCGCCCGACTTGCCAAGCACCCCGAAATCATCGCCGCCCTGAAGATGTTAAAGGGGCGGCGAGATGTTAAAGCCAAGGAGCCTTCGCCGAAGCAGGGCGAGGACCATGAAGCGCCGCTCGGCGATGAGCAGGAACCTGATGGCGAGTACCTGGATTGCCTGCCGTTTACGGAGGACCCGCTGGTCTGGCTGGTCAACCTGATGAATGAGCCGCGGGCGAAGGTCTTCGATCGCCGCAGCGCGGCTCAGAAAGCTGTCGACTTCTTCCATGGCAAGAAGGGCGAGATGGGCAAGAAGGAACAGAAGGCCGAGGCCGCGAAGCAAGCCGGCAAAGGCAAGTTCGGCCAGGGCAAGCCTCCACTATCCGTCGTCAGGGGGTAAACCATGCTCTGGACCACTGCCTGCCCTGACTGGTGGCGGCGCTTGAGTGCTGGTGAATCCATCATTCCGCCGCCGCTCTTTCCTGAGGAGGCCGAGGAGGGGCTCAGCGTCTTCCGGGAACTGAAGATCGTAGACGCTCCCGGCTCCCCGACAATCGAGGCCGCATGCGCCCCCTGGGTGCTCGACTTCGCCGGCGCCATCTTCGGCAGCTACAACAATGAGACCGGCCAGCGACTGATCACTGAGTACTTCCTCTGCATCCCGAAGAAGAACTCGAAGTCGACCATCGCAGCCGCGATCATGCTGACCGCCTTGATCCGCAACTGGCGGCTTGAGGCCGAATTCATCATCCTGGCGCCGACCAAGGAGATCGCCGACAACAGCTTCAAGCCGGCGGCGGCGATGGTGAAGCACGACGAAGAGTTGTCGGATCTGCTTCATGTTCAACCGCACCTGCGGCTGATTACCCACAATCAGACTGGAGCCACCCTGAAGGTAGTGGCCGCTGATAGCGATGTGGTCGGTGGCAAGAAGGCCGTCGGCGTGCTGATCGATGAGGCCTGGCTGTTCGGCAAGAACCCGAAGGCACCGGACATGATTCGGGAGGCCACTGGCGGCCTGCTGTCTCGCCCTGAAGGTTTCATCATCTGGCTCACGACCCAGTCGAACGAGCCGCCCGCCGGGGTGTTCAGGTCCAAGCTGACCTATGCCCGGGGCGTCCGTGACGGGCGCATCGAAGACAACCGGTTTCTGCCGATCATCTACGAGTTCCCGAAGGAGATGATCGAGAGCGGAGAGGCGCGCCGGCCAGAGAACTTCCACCTGGTCAACCCGAACATGGGCTACTCGGTGGATCGGCCTACCCTCGAGCGCCTGTTTATGCAGGCAGAACTCGACGGTGAGGCCGAGGTGCGCGGGTTCCTCGCCAAATTCCTGAACATCGAGATCGGGCTGGCGCTGATGTCCGACAGTTGGGTCGGCGCCGCATTCTGGGAGCCGCAGGCGCTGCCAGGCCTTTCGCTGGATGCCCTGATTGAGCGCTGCGAGGTGATTGTTGGCGGCGTCGACGGTGGCGGCCTAGACGACCTGCTGGCGCTGACGCTGTTGGGCCGTGAGCGAGGGGGGCGCCGGTGGTTTCACTGGGCGCATGCCTGGGCGCACCCCTCGGTGCTGGAGCGCCGGAAGTCCGAGGCTCCCCGGCTCCATGACCTCGCGGCGGCTGGTGATCTGACCCTGGTTGAGAAAATCGGCGATGACGTTGAGGAGTTGGCGGCGTATGTCGCTCGGGTCAACGACGCCGGTCTGCTCGACAACGTCGGGCTCGACCCTGCCGGCATTGGCGCCGTGATCGATGCGCTATTGGCGGCGGGGATCACCGAAGAGCAGATAGTCGGCATCTCTCAGGGCTGGAAACTGACCGGGGCCATCAAGACCACGGAAAGGAAGCTGGCCGAGGGTGTGTTGATGCACTGCGGTCAGTTGCTTATGGCCTGGGCCTGCGGCAACGCCAAGGGCGTGCCTTCCGCCAACGCTTTCCTGATCACCAAGCAGGCTTCCGGCACCGCGAAGATCGACCCGTTGATGTCGACGTTCAACGCGGTATCGCTGTTGTCCCTCAATCCGGAGGCGCGCGGCGGCATGGATGACTACCTCAACAACGGCTTCTTTGGACTCATAGGCTGACCATGACATTTCGCTGGTACAACCCTCGCACGTGGCGGATGTTCGGCTACACCGACCCAGCCACGGGTGATTACGTCGAGGTAGACCTTGAGGTCGGCGGCAAGAGCACAAAGGCCGGCGTGCGAGTGACCACCAAGACCGCGCTGTCGATCAGCATGGTCTGGTCGTGCGTGAAGATCCTTTCGGAGTCGCTGTCGGGCCTGCCGCTGAAGCTCTACGAGGATGTGGACGGCGAACGGCTGCTGGTGTCGCGAAAGGATGGAGCGCAGAAGCTCCTCCGCAAGCCCAACCCATTCATGACGAGGCTGAACTTCCTGAAGTTCGTGGTTGTGAACATGGCGCTGCGTGGTAACGCCTTCGCACTGATCGAACGCAACCGCCACGGCGAGCCGATCGGTTGGATTCCGCTCAGTATCGACCTGGTGACCATCGACACCGACGAGGACCTTCTCTACTGGGTGCAGCCCAAGGATGGGAAACCATTCCCGGTTTCTCCGGAGAACATGCTGCATTTCAAGATATTCAGCATGGACGGCATTGTCGGCTTGTCGCCTATCGAGTACCAGGCGGAGACCATGGGCCTGGCCAAGGCGGGCCAGCAATGGTCTGCGCGCTTCATGCGTAAAGGCGGCTTCACGGGTGGCTATGTCATCTACAAGGAGTTCCTGACCGACAAGCAGCAGACTCAGGTCATGGCCAGGTTTCCGGACGTCCGTAAGGCGGACGCGGACGACATCGGCAAGATGGCCATCCTGCAGGGTGGCCCGACCATCGTTCCTGCCGGCATAAGCCAGAAGGATGCTCAGTTCATCGAGTCCCAGCAGTTCCAAGAGGAAGCGCTTGCCGGCATCTACGGCGTGCCGCTCTGGCTGGCCAACCGCGCCGGCAAGACCTCGATCATGGGTTCCAACCTCGAACAGCAGTTGACTGGCTTCACCACCTTTGGCCTTAAACCATACGCCGATGCAGTTGAGGATGAGCTCAACGACAAGCTTTATGGTGACTCGGACCGCTTCGTCGAGTTCGTGCTCGAAGGTCTGCAGCGCGCTGACAGCGCCGGTCGCGCCACTCTGTTCGCTGCGGCTCTTGGTGGCTCCGGTGGTTCCGGCTGGATGACCATCAACGAAGTTCGCCGCAAAGAAAACCTTCCGCCACTTGATGGCCCTGAATACGACCGGGTCTCCCGGTGGGAGATGCAGACCAATGCTCAGCAAACTTGATTGCCCCTTCGAGGTGAAGGCCGCTGACGAGGCGGGCAACTTCGAGGGCTACGCCGCAGTGTTCGACAACGTCGACCTCGGCGATGACGTGATCCTCAAGGGCGCCTTCACCAAGGTGAAGACCGCTCGCAACGGCCGGTTGAAGCTGGCGCTGTACCACGATCTGACTCGGCTGGTCGGAACCTCGGAGTTCACCCAGGACGACCGAGGGCTGTTCCTCAAGGGCCGAGTAAACCTGGCAGTCAGTTACGCACGCGACGCCTACGAGCTGATGAAGGACGGCAGCCTCGACAGCATGTCAATCGGGTTCAACACCATCGAAGCCAACTTCGAGCAGCGCGCCGGGCGGCAGGTCCGAGTCATCAAGGCCGCCGAACTCTGGGAAGCGTCGTTCGTTCCGTTCGGCATGAACCCTGAGGCCGAAGTCCTCAGCGTCAAGTCGGACATCCGGCTTTTCGAGAACGCCCTGCGCGAACGCATGGGCCTCTCGCAGAAGGAAGCGGCAGCAGTCGCTTCGCTCGGCTACCCCGCGCTCCGCCGTGACGGCGGTAGCGAGGCCACGGCGATCGTGGAAGAGCTGAAAGACATTTCAACCCTGTTCACCACCCATTTTGGAGTATCGCCATGAGCGAAGTGAAAGAACTGAAGGACTCCCTGGAGCTGCAACTGAAGAACGGTTTCGACGGGCTCCAGAAGAAGTACGACCTGGCCATCACCGAGGTCGAGAAGGGCAACCAGGTTGCCACTGAGCTGAAGAAGGAAATTCAGACCCAGAAGGACGAACTGCAGAAGGTCATCGACCAGGTGCAGGATCTGGAGCAGAAGGGCGTCAAGCTGCGCGGCGGCCCCGGCGAAGGCAAGAGCTTCATCGATATGGTGAAGTCGCACGACGGCTACAAGGCGCTGCAACAGAAGAGCGCGAATGCCGCCGACATCGAGGTCACCAAGTCGGACCTGGCGTCGATGAAGGAGACCAAGGTCACCAGTGCCGGCATCGTTGTGCCGAACTACGACCCGACCATCCAGCCCGGCATCCGCCAGGAACTGCGCATCCGCGACCTGCTGACCAGCATCCCAGTCAGTGGCCAGAGCTACACCTACTACCGAGAGTTGCTGCACACCCGTGGCGCGGCGCCGGTAGCCGAAGGTGCGCTGAAGCCCACCAGCAACGTGACCTTCGAGCCGGTGACCGACCGCGTCAAGAAGCTGGCCGTGTGGATGCCGGTCACCGACGAGGCCCTGGACGACGTTCCGCAACTGTTCGGCTACATCCAGGAGCTGCTGCGCTACGACCTCAAGCTGGAGGAAGAAGCGCAAATCCTCAAGGGTGACGGCACCGGCGAGAACCTGAACGGCCTGATGACCCAGGCGACCACCTACGACACCGCCCTGAACAAGGCTGGCGACACCTCCATCGACATCGTGCGCCGCGGCATCTACCAGGTCCGCAAGCAGTCGAAGCTGTCTGCCGACGGCGTGGTGATGACCGAACTGGACTGGATGAACATCGAGCTGCAGAAGGATGGCGAAAACCGCTACCTGTTCGCCAACCTGCAGGGCCTGGTCACCCCGGTGCTCTGGGGCCGCCCGGTGATCACCTCGGACAGCATGGACGAAGGCGCGCCGGCGAACGGTGAGGATCCGGCCACCGGTGGCGAGTTCCTGATCGCCAACTTCGCCCGCTCCTCGATCCTCTTCGACCGCATGTCGTTCCTGTTCAAGATGGGTCTGATCAACGATCAGTTCATCCGGAACGAACGGGCGCTGCTGGTTGAGGAGCGTCTCGGTCTGGGCGTGCGTCGTCGCGAGGCGTTGGTGAAAGGCCGCTTCGCGGCGTAACCACTGATGAGGCCGGCCGCAATGCCGGCCTCTTCGTTTCCAGGAGGCAACATGAAGATCAAGGCACTTTGGGGTTTCGTAGGTGACGCGAAGAAGCTCGGGGCGGAGTCGGCCCAGGTTCGCGCGGGCCAGGTGTTCGAGGAAGTCGACGATGAGTATGCACACGTCCTGATCGGCAAGGGGCTGGCTGCTGAGGTCGGGGAACAGACCAAGCCGAAAGAGACCAAGCCGGCGGCGCCGAAAGGGGCCAAGTGATGGAGATCGACTGGGATGCCGATCCATCCATCCTGGCGAAGGTGAAGCTTCAGGCCAGGGTCGAGACGGACGAGGAGGACGAGCTCGTAAAGGGCTATGTCGCCGCGGCGCTTTCCCATGTCGAGCAGCACTGTGACTGCCGGCTGGTCGAAGGTGAGCCCACTGCTCCGGATGAGATCGGCCTGACGCCGGATGTGTGGCAGGCAGTGTATTTGCTTGTCGCGCACTGGTACGCCAATCGCGAGGCGGTTGCGCTGGGCACCATCGCCACTTCGGTTCCGCTCGGTGTCGAGCGCCTTCTCTGGTACAGGAAGAGATTCTGATGAGAGCTGGTCCCCTTCG